ATCTAACATATTAACCATTGAAGAATCATTGGCTCCTGTATTAAGATAATTAGCAGTTACAACACCTAATTTATATACTGTTGAAACTGAAGGTGTCCATCTTGGGCTAATAGCGCCATTTGAAGTGAATGATACCTCTTTTGTAAAAGGAAAAAGTTTATAGGAAATGTCTTTGAACATGTCAAAGAACTCAGTATCGTTTTGACGATTACTTTGATTAAAGCGGTTAACTTGATTACCATCAGGGAAATACGATTCAAATATATCATTTTGAACCTGAACAGCAAGACTATTGAATTCAGCTGGAGGAATATAACCCCTCTGCTCTTTATTCAGTATGAATAATACTGTAGTATATACTGTGTTTATATTTACCGCCATTGTATTTTATTTTTGAATAATAGTTAGGCCACTCTCTATGAGTGACCTATCTACTATATAGTATTACATGTTATGAGAATTTTTTCTCTATTGATTTGTATATTTCCAAACCTTCGTCAGTCTTAAAGAAAGATGCCATAGCTGAATATGGATGCTCATCAAAAGGAACTGTCATGAATTTTTTATTATTTGAAGCCCAAACAAAAGTTCTTTGATCGTCTAATAATTTAATTACTCCAGATTCAGTAGCTTGAATAGCAAAGTTTCTTAGCATTACGTTTTCATCATTAGCTAAATCTAAAAATAAACTTGGATTTTGTTTTGCAAAAAACATAAGATCTCTTTTTATTTCTTTACTTTTCATTTTAGAAACCTCTGAACCTACTTCAACTCTAAGTATAGCTTCCATTTGATCTATATCCATTTCTCTTGCAGCTACTAAAGCATCTATTTCTAGTTCAATATCATCAAGTTCATCTGTTGCAATAGCAATAGGATTAAACTCATAATATTTTTTATTTAAACCAGGATGATAAATAGATAATAGTTTTTGTAAGTTTTGTTGTTCTTTAGAAACTTTTAATTCACCATTTAAAAACATTATGTGGCCCAGAGTAACTTCACCTTTTTGCTCATCAACAAATGGAGAGTTTTGATTAACTGCAAATCTTAATTCTCTTTGCATGCTAGTTTCTGTCTCAAACCAAAGTAAAGGCGATCTGTGGTGATGCTTACTTTGCATTGTATAAGTTAATGGTCTATTTCTTTCTTGTAAAAGATATACTCTATCTTTAATTTCCCATTTAGGTTTTTCAACTTCATGAGTTTTTACCATCTGTGATGGTTTTTGTAATTCCTGAGGAGCAACCTCAACTTTTTTAGCTGTAGCTTGTTTAGCCATGATATAATATAATTAAATAGTTTAAAAAAGTAAAGATTACCCCCGTCAATAAGACGAGGGTAAAAATTACAGTGATTGATATTACTTAGTGAAAATTACGAAGTTATTCGCAGCTTGAACACAAAGACATCTTTCTGATAAGAAGTGTACTTGCATAGCGTCTAAATCAGAAGTATAAGCTCCTCCAACAGATCCAGTCAACCATGTCTTCATACGACGGTCATCAGCTTGAGAAGCGCGATAACGTACGTGTAAGAATGGTCGGCGGATGTTAGTACCTAATACTTGGTCATAGACAGTAGAAGTTCCAGCAGGAACTAATACTCCTTCAATTGGATTAATTGCCGCTCCAGCAGCAGCTTTAGTTAAGCCACCACGAGTAGAAGCATCGTTAAGATATTTCCAGTCTGTCTTGTAGAAGTCATAAGAACCTCTTCGGAAACCTGTAAAACCTAAGTTTAACGCCATTTCTTCAGAATTCTCAAACAAACCATAAGCAGTTCCACCGGCTGCTCCAGCAGATAAACCAGCTAACATATCATCAAGCTCTAATGAAAGACCTCTATTGACAAATAGCATATTCTCTTCAATAGCTCCTTGAGTATCAAGGTTCTTAAGAATTGAATCAAACTCAGCTAGAGTTCCACCATAAGCAGAGAAGTTATTACCTCTTGCTTTAATAGCAGAGAATAATCCTTGAGTACCTTTATTGTTAGCAGCTAAAGCAGCAGAACCAGCAGCAGCTAATTCTCCTTCAACAACAGACATTTCCAAGTAATCTTCAAAACGTAGTCGTGTCTCAGACTCAGCCTTAAGATACCAAAGATATCCACCTGTTCCGTCTTCAGTAGCAACTTCTACCCAACCAATCTGTGCAGTGTCAGATCCAGAGATTTGATACTTAGATTTGATAATGATAGGTGAATTACTAAACTGAGTGAAAGAAGGAGTAATAGACTCTGCAGTAGCATCGCCAAGTCCTTTTCCATATTCAGAACCGTAGACAAAGATCTTAAGATCTGTGAAACCACCAGCTCCAATACCTCCATTAGCTGGAGTAGCAGCAACTGAAGCAGCCCCGTAAGGTGCAACTGTAATAGTAGCGTCAGCAGCTCCGGCAACACCAGGAGTTCTTGCAGTTACAATAGCTGTTACTTCATTACCAAGTGCTGGCTCTATAATAACAATAGTATCGTTTACTCCAATCACGTTGGTGATTTCAGTAGTTACGTTGAAAGATAAAACATTAACTCCTGCTCCAGCTGCTATGATAACACTATCATAAGCAATGTGCAAGCGGTTTTGTTCTGACCAGATAACCTGATCGGATGTCATAGGCATTTCAGCTCCTACCATACGCAAGAAACCAGAAAGAGTTCTGTTTCCGTAACGCTCTACTTCTTGTTCGTAGATCTCAGGTAAATACTGTTGTGCGAAATCATTTGTGCCATCTGTAAAACTAAGATAATTAGTCTCCAGGGCTTGTAGTTTTTGGCTTGGAATTAATGATCCAAACTGTGGTGCTAGTGCCATAATTTATATATTTTTAAATTTTGATTTTTTTAATTTTAAGTTTTAAAGAATCATTCGCATCATTACTTAACACTTTTACTTTAATCCCATCTTTAAAACCATCAGACTGTGCAGCCTGTCTAATTTCTGTACTAGGATTTTTAGAATTACTAATTACGTCTCTGACGGCATCGGCTTTTCCTTGTTCATAAAAATGTTGAGCAATAGTATCTACGTTTTCAGCAGCATAAATAGCCTTATGATAACCTCCAGAATCTTTTACATTACCTTTTTTGTCTAAGAACTTCCCGACAAGGTTTGTAATATTTGATTGTTTATCAACTAATTTACTAGGGTCGTTAACACCATATCTAAATTTTTTATCTCCTACATTGAAATCAAAACCTTTGAAATCTTTTTCGAAATAATCTTTAGTTTGTTGTTTAAATTCTCCATGTTGCTTTTGAGCAGTTTCCTGATCCTTCGTATAGCGGTCAAAAAAGTCAGTAGCTTTTTGTTGCTCCTGAGTAACGCCGGGTCTCAACTTGATATCGTCGTAATATTTACTCTTGGCTTTTTCCAAAAAGTTTTTGGCTTTTGCAACCTCTTCTTTCATTGCGAGTTTCTTTTTGCGGATTTCTCGCTCCTCTTCTAAGTCTTCATCATATGAAAAATTATCTTCCATAAGGAAATTAATTTCTTCATTATCTAAATGTGGTTTAGTTTGCTTATAAAATTCTATTAACAACGTATTGTTGTCTGCATTTGAATAATCAGCATTTAAACGCACGTAATCTTCTATGTTTCCGCCTGTCTCTTCCATAAAAGAAACAAGCTTTTCTATATTTTCAGGTAAAGGTTTTCCAGTTATTTGAGCATCTCTTTTAGCTTCTTTAACTTCTTCACTTATTTCTTTAACTTCTTCAGCTACATCTTCTGTAATTTCTTGCAGTACTGGCTGTTCATCTTGAACTTCTTCAGTGGACTCTGATATTCCTTCTCCCACTTTTTCGCTATCTCCGGATGGTTCGCCCACAGGAATTTCCGCTGTTTCTCCGATTTGAATGGCATTGTCTTCTATTTTTTCTTCTACAGGCATAACTACTTTAGTTACTTCCTCTTGTTTTATTTCATTTTCAGGTTCAGATATTTTTACTTTTTTTATAGCATTATCTGTTTTATTTTGTTGACCTAAATTTCTAGGCTTAGACTTTTTAATTTTAAAGTCTCCTTCTTGTTTTACTTCTGTTGACATAATATAATATAATTAAATAAATAAAAGGTTTATTTAGGACCCAAAGATCCTAGATCAAACCCACTTAAATCATCATTACCATCTGATTCAAAATTAATTGGTAATAAATCATTTTTTCTTTGATCAATCATTTCTGATTGTTGAGTACCCTGTATACGAGTTCTCTTATCTTTTCTATCTTCTATTTCTTTTTCTTTTTCTAATTCAACACCAGCTCTAGCTTTAGCTAATTGCATTTGATAACTAAATTCTTCAGCCATGAGCTCTCTTTTTATTTGAGCTTCATTTTGCATTCGTTGTATTTCAAATTGAGATTTAGCCTGTTCAATACTAACTTTTTCTTGAGTTAAAGCTTGTTGTTTTTGAACTTCAGACATCGCGGCAGCTTCAGAAGCTTGAGCATTAGCCTGCGCTTGTGCTTGTATATTTTGTTGTTGAGCAGCTTGCTCTCTTTCAATTTTTTGATTTTGTCTTAGCTTTAAATATTGATTAGCTAATTTAGTATTTTTAACTTCTCTAATATCAATAGCATCAGATAAAGCAATAGAACCAATTTTTAAAGCTGTTTGTATATTTTGTTCTAATAAAGCTTTTTCTTCTTCTTCAGGTTCTAATTCTAAATAAATACCAAAATCATGAATTTGTAAATTCATTAATTCTTCTAGTGTTTTAGTATTAAAAGTGCTTATTGTGTTCATTAAAGCTTCCCTGTTTAAAGGATGTCTTATTATATCAGCAGTTTTTAAACTTATGTTTTCGCATACTCTAAGACCTACATATAGTAATGAATCCATCATATGTCTAGTTGCTACATTAGATGCATTTGCTGCCATTTTTTGTAATCCAACTAATGAATCTTTGTTTGGCATACTACCATCTCTTGCTTCATTTAATCCTGTTACATCACGTATCATTTGTAAATAATACTGATATGTTCCAATTAAACTTTGAATTTTTGCTTGACCCGATGATGATGATAATTCTGAAATAGGTACTTTACCAGCATTCATTCCGCCTTCTTGTGTCAATGATCTTCCAACTATAGAACCAGTTTGGAAATACATATTTAAAGCTTCAGCTGGATTATAATTAGTTCCATTACCTAAATCAACTTCTGCTAAACCGTCCATATCTAAGAATACACCATCTGGTACTATTCTAGACATAACTTGTTGTAACTTAAGATGTGTTAACTGAATCATATCAGCAAATCCACATATTTTACTAACCATAGATTCAATTCTGCCTTTATATATTCTAGGTGCAGATATACAATAGTTCATTTCAACTTTGGTTGTATCAGCCATTGGCCTGGTCATGTTCTCTGCTAACTTCCATTCAAGCATGTGATTATTACCTAATACTTTTGCTCCAGTATATAAAACTTCTATAGTTCTTGTTACAATATCATATCTATCGCTATCAGGTGGGTTATAACCATCGGGTTTTAATAATACTTTTTCAAGACCTTGATCTGTTTTCTTTATTTTAAATACTTGATTATGATATGTTTTATATTCAAAATACATAACCTGAATAGTATTCTCATCATAATTACCCCAACCTGTTATATATTGAGAATTACCAGGCATTTGTTGTATTTTTCTTAATTCTTCTTCTGGTATATTAGGATATTGTTTTTTTAATTCTGGTATAGTTATAGACTTTACTTCACCTACATAATAAACATCTTCAAAATTAGGATCTTCAGTATATGAATAAACCATATATGCAGGATCAACATAATTAACTCTTACACCTTCTGTTTTATTAAAACTAGTTTTACAAGCACCTATGCCTAACACAGTTAAATCATAAGCTAATCTTTTTTTAGTTTGGTTATATTTATTTTTTGCTAAAACATTACTTATAACTTCTTCTTCTGCAATTTCAACTTGTTGTTTATAATTCATTTGCATGTAAAGATCTAATTCTTCTTTACTTGCAGGCAAAGCTTGAGGATTAGTTGTATTATATAAATCAATACCTAATTCTTTAAATTCACTTAATACTTGTTTTGAATTTATATCTCTAAGTAATGCTTGTGAATATTTACTTTTTTCTTGAGTAGAATAAGGATCTTGAGCTATTGTGTTAATGTCGTAATTTTTGTCTGACATTCCATTAACAACAATATCTACAAACTTAGGTATAACAGCAACTGGTGTCCAGTCTAAATTAAGATAAGATAAATCACCGTTTATTGACATTTCATCTTTATACTTAGCTACTGATTGTTCTCCTCTAGCATATAATCTTAATTGGTGAAAATTACTATAGCTTTGAGCATATCTATTTCCTGATCTTCCTTGTTGAAACCACTCTCCTTCGATAGCCCTACCTACTTGAATACCATAGTCTAAGCTTGCTTTTTCTTCCTCGCTAACCACTTGGTTGGGGAAAGAACTGTATGTATTAGTTTGGATTTTCATTTATTAAAGTATTTTTGAAGTAGTTCCACTGTTATTGTATTTTTTAATACCTAAATCAATAGGTTTATATATTTTCTTTTGCGCCGGCATATACCTGTTTTTATTACAAGCCATCAAAGCTAGTCCTGAACTAATAGAAGCATCATGCTTTGTTCTATTATTTATATTGAATTTAGCCCAATCATTTAAAGTTCTTTGGAAATACATATCTCCATAGCCGTTTTCCAACATACCAACATTAGTGTTTATGTAGGTTTCTATAGCAGCTGCGTGAGCTTGCTTTATATCTTCACTTGAGTTTGGTATTCCACCTATTTCTCTTTCAGTTACTGATAATTTATTCCAAATCTTATCTGGCCTGTTCATTGAATAACCTCTATAACCTCTTCTTTTAAAATGATATAATAATCTAGGCTTATTATTCTCCGCTAATATAGGCATACCGTAAAAAATACAAGCCATTAAAACATCTTCAAAAAATATCTCAGCTGTTTGGGGTCTAGCTATATATTCTAAAAAGAAATGATTAGGTGGTACGTTCTCCATACTGAATTTAGTTAAGCCATGTAAAGAACCATTAGAACCTCTACCATCTACTGTACCTGATATATCATAACTATCACAACCAAAAGCACCTAAGTGCTCATTACCAGGGTGTTTACCTTTGTTATCTATTACAATTCTATTTTGTAATTCTAAAGAAGGTACCCATGATATATTAAACCTACCATCTTTATTTGGAACAAATATAACTCTAGTATCTTTTTGTCCGTTTTCCCATTGAAAACTACCAGTAGTTATTGTTGAAGTACTTTTTAAATCAACGTTGTAATCTATTTGCTCATATATTTTTGTAAGATTAAACAAAGATTCTTTTGCTTCATCTCTAAAAGCGTGTTCTTCTGTTCTTGGAAACTGACGATAATATTCATTTAAACCGTCTTGATCTTGTTTTAAACCTTCAACTTCATTGTTCCAATGTTCTATAACTCCTTGTTCTATCACATCACCAAAAGCATCTACTGTTTCTTTTTCAGGTATATCAAATACTGGATAACCATAACAATCTATAAATCCTTCATAATTCCATTCCATTGGTATAAATAAAGAATACAAACCTGAGCTTGTTTGACCATTAGCATTTCTTTTTTCAACATTAGAACTATAATAAAGCTTTTTAAAGTTTTCACCTCCTTTATCTAAAGCGTTTGATGTTGAACCCATCATGCATTTACCTATAATTCTACTACCTAATCTTAGACATGTTTTAGTAACACGCCAATTATTAAGTATGTTTGTTGGCCTTTCCCATTTACCTGATTCATCATGAACAAGTAGCTTTAGTTTTTCACCATCATAAGAGTTATCTCCTGTGTTCTTCCAATCTATTGTTGTATCAAGACCGGATATCTCTTTAAGCTTTTCGTTATTGTCCAGCTTTTTTCTTGTAAACTTTGTAGCTGGTACTCTATATGCCAATTCTGTTTTTGGTCTGTCCATTCCATCTTGTATTGGTTTAAAGAAGAAAGGATAGTTAACGGATATTGGTACAACTTTATCGGTAAACATTTTTTTAGCATCTGGTCCTGATTTTGATAATATACCAAATCTTGAGTCTGTCGATATTGTCGCAGCGTTGACTGCTTCACCTGATGCCATGAATGAAAAGCCACTCCGTCTATTCTTAAGGTAGCACATTCCATAGCTACGTTTATCAGCTCTACAGGCCTCCCAGAAGATGTAGAATAATCTATTTGATTCACGAAAATTGGGCTGGCCAACGTCAATCTTGCTCCATTGCAAGTACATATAGTGAGTACCAGTAATATATGTAGACTTATTTTTGTTAATAAACCAAAAGCCTTCTTCGCGTTTTTTAAATTCATCATCTATATATCCGTGCCATTTTTCTTTAAAATCATTAGGATACTCTTCCCAGTCAAATACAGATTTTATTTTTTTTAATTCTTTAGGATATTCTGAATATTCCCATTTGTTATTATCAAATACATGAGGTTTATCTTGTTTTGGTAAAGCTATTTTTAAACCTTGTATTTCATATATATCACCAATTTGACCGGTTTTGCTTATAATAATTATATCATGTTCTTTATTATAACCATATTCCCATTTAGCGTATCTATTAGTTCTATTTAAAACCTTAGGTTTTATATGACTATCTAATATTTTGTATAATTCTTGTTTATACATTACTTTGATCTTCCTTCAGCAAAACCTTTAAAGCTTTTTTCTTCAATAACTTCTGCTGGTTTTTCGTTTAATAAATCTTCTTCAACTTGTATTCTTGTAAGTATTTCAAAAGCATCAAATATTGCAAGTTTTTTTGTTGCAGCGGCATTTTTAAGTCTGTCAGCTGATATATCATCTCCTGAGTCAACAATCTTTTCTTCTGCCACCTTAATTAATTCCTCAACTGCTTTTTGCCCAGCTCGGATTATATTCAACTTCGTTTCCTTGGTGTTCATATTTAATTACAATATCATTTGATTTCATACAATATAATCTCTCTCCGTTTACAAAAAACTCGTATTCCCCATCTGGTGTGTAACCAACTACATCTCCTGGAGTTATTTTAAGAGCTTCTAAAGAACTATTACCGTATTTTAATATACCAATAAGCTCGCGCTCTTTATCTAACGTTAGATCATTGTCACTTAAAAGTGGTTTTACAAAACATCTATTGTTTATTGTCTCCCATTTATTTTTGTTTTTGTACATATAGACCTGGTCCATTGCAACAAAATATAGATTTTCTGTAAATTTAGATCTACTTGTTTTTTGCTTACCTCTTATATCTCTAAATGTTCTAAAAACATTGTGGTGTATTATTATAATATCACCTTTAGATATATTTGTTTTATAAGCAATTGGTGTTGAAATAACTTTAGCCATATTGCTAACTGATCTAAAATTATCTAAATCAACGTTAGTTACAAGGCTTTTGTCACCTACTTTTATTTCATTATTGTATTGGCTGTTTAATGGCTCTACAATAAAATCAAATAAGCTTTTCATTTAGTATTCTAAATCATACTCAATTGATACAGCCATATTACAGTTAAACTTTTTCCAAGGTATTACTTCATCTTTTTTTTTGATGTGAATACTATATGAATCATTTTTTTCTTCATGTAGTATATGAGAGATTTCATGTCCTCCATATACTTGTTGACCTACTGCGTAGTGCATTGCATCGTTTTTATAATCAGAACCTATACTTATTTTTCTGATTACATTACTCATTATCTTCTTCAGGAATTAGCTCATAAGATCCATCTTTTAAATCGATGTTAACCTTACCATATTTGTCTTCAAGTTCCTTTTTAATAACTTCCATTTGTTCAGACTCTTTAGCGAACATTGTTACTAGATCTGCTTTACGCAATTCACCAGCTCCAATCTCTCCTTGAATTTGTATCATTTTATTATTAAACTCAGTCACTTGCTTAAGCTCTTCTGTTGTTATTTTGCTATTTTCTTCCATTGTATTTAATTTAATTGTTTTCATTTGTTTTTATTATTACCTATATTTTTTGCTTTTTCCCAGGTCCTGCCAACAAAGTAAGCTCCGTAGACTGTAACTAGTAATGACTGGAATATAGGTATATAGGTTTTTTCTATTACAAATCCACCTACGTTGCCATCAAAAAAAGCACATGCTGTAAAGATAACTGTTAAATAAACAATAATCAATGGTCGTATGTTTTTTGATAAAAAACTATCAGACTTCATGTCTGACTCCCATCTTCTTGTAACTTGTTTTTGCGCTTCACTATCTGCTTTCTCAAGTATCTCTTGAAGCTTTTGCCTTGCTTTTAGTTTTTCTTCTTTAGAAGTTGTTAAATTATCAACGACGTCACCTATTTCTTTGATGACGCCGCCTGTTAATAATTTTAATAATGCATTCATGTGTTAAGCTTTTTTATAAGCTTCAGCTTCCCAAGGCAAATTCTTTGCGCCTTCAACCATAGAAGCTCTTGAGTATTTTTTACCTTTCCAATAAACATTATTATTATCGTAATTAAGATCACCTCTTTCCATTTGATCAATGTGAATCATTTCGTGATCTACAACTTTTTGTTTTTCTAATGGAGATAAGTTTTTGTTAACTAAAATAGTTCCATTATTATTAGCCTCTCCCATTACACCTGCTTCAAGATTTCTCTCATATATAGGTGTATTGCAGGTACAAATAGGTGAATCCATTTTAAAAGCCATTTATTTCTTATAACGCTTAGCTGGAGATGGCTTCATCATTTGAAGAGCAGAATGTTTTCCAACAAAAGATCCACCCATTTTCATTGGAGACTTACCAGCCATTTTCATAGCAGAATCTCCTTTATTCATAGCGTCTTTCTCTCTGTCTACAATAGGCATATATTTAAAATCTGCATTTTGTTTCATTGGAGATTTACCCATCATTTTAGGACCTTCGCCAGCGGCAACTTCTAATTCTTTTTTCTTTTCGTACTTAGCTGCTTTTTTATTGCCAGACTCATAGTCAGCAATAGCGTTTCTAGCGTAATCTTGCTCTATTTTTTGTTTTGATTTTTTCAAAGGTCCTTTCATAATTGTTTGTTTGTTTGTTTGTTTATTTACCATTTAACCTTGTCGGCCCAGTAAGCAGCAGACATTTTGCCTTTTGCTATGTTTTTTCCATGACGGGCTTTAAAGGATTTTCTTTTAGCTTTCATTTTATCAGACTCTCCAGATTTAGGTTTACCAGCAGTGCTAGCTCCTTGCTCACCAAAACGTATGATCTTTTCTTTACCATTAGCACAAGCTTTAACAACATGTGATTTTTTTGGATGTGAAGATGTTTTCTTTGGCTTATTGCAAGCCATATTTTTTTTTACTAATCTTAATGACATATACTATTTATTCACCACAGGGTTTACCTGTTTTAACATTTACCCAATTTTCTTTATCAAACCAGTCTCTAAGTGTAGCACCTTTTTTTCTAGCACCTTTAACATTAGTAGAACTTGATCTTTTATATTTACCTGAACTACCAGCTGATTCTTTAGCTCTTACGACTTTGTCTTTTTGAGCTTTACTCATGCTTCTAACTTTAGCTAGCGGTAAACATACTTTTTTAGTACCTCCACCTTTTACTTTACTTTTTGGCATTGTCAAATTTTTTTAACATTTTGTCTAATGTTAAAGCTTGTCTTTTATGCAGCGCTGAAGCTTTTTTCAACTCGCTAGATACTTTTTTTAAAATTTTCTTATCCATTTTGTTTTTGGTTTTTTATAAAGTTTGCCATTTCTAATCCTAGTTTTTTACCTTGCTCAGAATCTGATTTATAATGAGCTTTAGCTATATTTCTACTGTCAGATATATTTTTAGCTACTTTATCTATTTGTGTTTTTTTATTTGGATATTTATCTTTTAGCATTTCAGAAACTAAATAACCCTGTGCAGAATGACCTGAAGGGTAAGATGGGGTCTTCATTGATTTAAGTTCAATATCATTTAATTCTATTCCAAAAATCTTTGCAGCTTGCTTAGGTCTTGGCCTATTGTAATATTTTTTTATATTAGATATTATAGGCACAGAATCATCTATTAATTTCTGCATGTAATCAGAATCTTTATCACCTACTATTTCAGTAAATGATTTAATGACGTCATCGTGTTTTTCAATAAATTTTTTATCTACGTTAAGTTTATCTATTTCTTTAATTTCCTTAAGAGTCTGTAAAGAATCATCTTTAGGTAATTTAGTTTTTTTAAACTTACTATAGTCAAAATCTTTAAATAAAGACATTATTTTTTACCACCAAAATTACTAGGTCCACCAGCTTTTGTACATCTCACACCCCAGCCAGAAGCATAAGCGCTAGGCCATACTTTAAACTTACGCTTTGCAGCAGCTTTACAACCAGATGATATCTTTGCGTAAAGCGGTGATTTAGAGGGACCCACCTTCTTTTGCTTGAGCTTTCATGGTAATAGGTCCTGCAGAATAAGGAGTTGCAGCTAGTTTAAGCTTCATACCTGTTATTCCAGAACTACTTCCTTGACCATGTGGACGACCTTCTTGACTAAGTGGTCCATCCCAAATTATATTCTGACCAACATCTCCTTGAGAATTAAAATCAGCTTTTTCTATTTTTGCCATATTTATTTATTATTATTTTTTAACTCCTCTACCCATTAATATATCAGCCTTTGTTATTTTACCATCTTTATTTAAATCCGGAAAATCTTTTTTAAACATAGGAGATTGTTGAGGAGGCATTTGCATTTGCTGTGCTCTTTGTTGCGCTTGAGGACTAAAATTAGCATTTACCTGATTTACATCTTGATAAGGATTGTTTTGAACAGGCGCAACTCCTTGCATTGTTTGACCCATTTTAACAGGTGA